CAACGCTCTGGTCACTTCCGGCCTGATGGTCACTAACTCCGCCATCCAGGCTGAGTTTGCAAAAGGTGGCAAAACCATCGACCTGCCTTTCTTCGGTGATCTGTCGGGCGACTCCGAGATTCTCGATGACACTACTGGTTTGACCGCCGCCACTCTGGCCGGTGATGTGCAAACTGGTGTGCGCAACATGCGTGGTAAGGCCTGGAAAGCCTCGGATCTCGCCGGTGAACTGGCTGGCTCCGACCCCATGCAGGCCATTGCTCGCCGCACCGGTCAGTACTGGGTGCGCGACATGCAGACCTCGCTGATCAACGTGATCAAGGGTCTGTTCGCCACTGGCGGCCCCCTGACTTCTTCTCACGCTGCTGGCGGCACCAGCACTCAGCTCTCCCAGAGCGTGATGGTTGATGCCATCGCCAAGCTGGGTGATGCAGGTCAAGAGCTGACCGGCGTGCTGATGCACTCCCGCGTCTACTACGCCCTGATGAAGCTGGATCTGATTGTTCCCGCTTCCAGCACTTCTCAGCTCGACACTCGCCTGTCTGCTCAACGTCTTGAGCTGGGCACCTACCTGGGTCGCCCGGTGTTCGTTGACGACACCCTGCCTGTTGACGCTGGCGCTGGCACTGGTGGTGCCGACGTGCTGCACACCTACTTCTTCGGCCCTGGCGCATTTGCCTTTGCAACTGCTCCCGCCAAGACCCCTCTGGAAACCGATCGCGATTCCCTGAAGGGCATCGACTACCTGATCAATCGGACTCACTATCTGGTGCACCCGAACGGTATCAGCTGGGTCGGCAACGCTGCTGGTAATTCGCCCAGCAATGCTGAGCTTGCTACTGGCACCAACTGGAGCAAGGTGTTCACCGACAATCGCAACATTCGGATTACGCAGCTCCCGTGCTACATCTGACGCTGTAGTTGCAGCCCCTCTTCGGAGGGGCTTTTCACTATCAAGTAACAATCATGTCGATTACTACCTTTCGCCTTGCACGAGAGCAAGAAGAAGCCAAGCTGAACGCAGAGGTTGAAGCAGCTCCAGAGGCCGCTGAGACCGTCGCCGAAGAAGCTCCCATGGCTTGCCCTGCTCCGGCCGCAAAGCCCGCTGTGGCCGCAAAGGCCAAGACCACCACTACCAAGGGCTGAGCCCTAGAGAGGCGTCACGATGGCCTTCGTATCGACCCTGGGAGCTGCCAACGCCAACTCCTTCATCAGTGTTGCGAGGGCCACCACGCTTCTCGGTGAACTTCCCGTGAGCGCCGGGATTACGGCTTGGTTGGCGCTGAACAACACGCAAAAAGAGCAGACGCTTGTAGCCGCAACAATGACGATCAATCCCTTGAAATGGAAGGGATACGTCGCCGATGCTTCTCAGTCTTTGTCTTGGCCGCGCTTAATCAAGGTTGATGGGCGTCAGCTTGCAACTGATGAGCTGCCGATTGATTTTGAAATTGCCGTTGCTTACATGGCGGCGTTTCTTGGAAGTGGCGGAGGATATACGGCAGTTGCTGCAAATGATGGTGGTGCAACTCTTCGCAGTACCAATCAGTATGAAGAGGTTGAACTTGGCGATGGCGCGCTGCGTGTCAAGTTCAAGCAGGGAGACATGCCGCAGACTGGCGTTGATTACATTCCGCCGTTTGCAATGGATATTTTGTATCGCTATATGATTGACGCGAGTTTTCATCAGCCGTACGTGAGTCGCACAAGCACTGCTCGCATTGATCCTTACTACGGTGCTGGCGCATTTCGTCCAAATCGGATTCGTTTCGCTGGTGGGCAGGTTTTTCCTGCTACTGGCGGTTGGTACAGCAATCCGCTGTGATGAGCCATGTCTCTTGTTGACGACATTTTTTCTTCAATTCCCGCGCCGCTGATTAATCAGTTTGGGATTGATGCGACATATATCAAAGCAAATGCAAATCCTGTTTACAATCCAACAACGGGCACAGTTTCGGGCGCCGCGACAGAGATTGCCGTTAAGGTTGTTATTTCTGAATTAAAACCAGAAGAGATGCAGGGTCTGTATCAACAGACTGATGTAAAAATTATTATTGCTGCTAGTGCGCTTTCTGGATATTTTCCACAGACGACTGACTCGATTCGATACTTACAGAATGGCGTAACACGTACTGCAAAAATTATTGGAATGTTTTCCTATCGTGGTGATAACGCTATTATGCACTCAGTTGTTGGGAGGCTGAGTTGATATGGCAAGACAGCCGCGACGCGGAAGTGGGCGAAATTTCGAGATTGCAAATAAATTGATGAAGGACATCAATAAGGCTGTCGCCTCTGGTATTCAAAATGCTGCAATTGAAATAACAAATGGGCTCGTTGAGGTTGGCCCAGCATGGAGTGGTGAATTTTCCGCCTCTTGGGATGTGATTTCACCTGGCCAAGGCGCTGTTCCTCCAAGGGGGAAGGGGCGAATTTACCGCTACGACAAGCGCAACTTTCCGCTGTCTCGCTTTGAAAAAGCAATTGAAAGAGGCGTGAAGCAGTTTGAGGTTGTCAATAGTGCTCCTCATGCGGCAATTGCAATCGATGGTGAGGAAAGCATTTTTATCCATCCAAGCGACGCCGATCCTCTCAAGGATCCGGTTGAATTTGGCTTTCGTCCAAAAGATTCCGATGGCGAACAAGAGCCTTCTTTTCGTTACGACATAAGTATGGGCTACGACAATAGCAGCAAGCCAAATGCAATGATCACCGCAGAGCGTGATTGGTTGGCTACTTATGCAATGGGTGGTGGATTGAACAGAGATTTGGGGCGCGGTATTACGATTGGATTTGGAGGCACACGATAATGAACTATCAATCCATTCGCGCCAAAATCGAAGGTCCGCTGCTCACTGTTTACAATACGCAAGTTCCACCAGTTCCTGTTTATTTCGATAACATTACCGCCGTTCCTCCCGATCCGCCGAACGAGTACGTGCGAGTTAACGTTACGTTTGGCATTACGACTGAATCAGCGCTTGAAGGATCACTTGATTACGCAAGAGGGGCGCTGATCATTCGCTGCTTTGCTCCCAAGAGCGCAGGTCCAGCACGCTGCCAGCAACTCGTGCAACTTGCCAAGCAAACTCTTGATACATTGAATTCTACAAACAAAACAGCAACTACAACTTATGTGAGAACTGGTTCTATTATTGGACCATCTTTTCAGTCGCCAGACAATTCTCCTCACTTTATTGGGCGCATAGAAACTGGCTGGCAGGCAAGCGTGAAGTAATCGCTAACCTGTATCTAGCTGGGCAGTGCCCACACAAGCCACTACCCCCTTCTTGTCATGGCAACCGTTCTGTCCGGCATCTCCGGCGCTTTTTACTACAAGCCTGCGGGCACTGTTGATGGTTTCGTTGAAACTGCAATCAACACCAGCACTGACACTCTGACCCTCGCCTCTGCTCTCAACTTCAAGGCTGGCGATCCGGTCAAATTTCGCATCTACAACCCGAATACGGGCGCGACTGTAACTCCCGACGCGTCCAACATTATGCCTGCACTGAGCGCTGGCAGTCTTAGCACTACTGCTACTTACTACGTCCTTACCTACAACACCTCGACTGGCGCAATGACGGTCTCCGCCACCCAAGGCGGTGTTTCTCTTAACTTCTCTGACGACGGCACCCTTGCCTCGCCTAATAAGTTTCAGGTTTATTACGCTGACTATGCAGCAGTTGCCGAAGTTCGTGACTGGACTCTTGAAATTTCTCGTACAGAAATTGACGTAACAACCATCGGCAAGCAGCCTGGTCAGTTTGTTCCCTTCCGTACCTTTATCGCTGGTTTTGGTGAGGCAACTGGCTCTGCGACTGTCTATATGACAGACGAAGATGCTGCTAGTGCAAACCGCATGATCCAAGACGTGCTGCTGCGTAAGCAGGTTGGTGCCAGTGTTCGCCTGTACGTTGATCAAGTGTTTACCGGCGGTACCCTCGACAACACCGCAAGCCGCTCGATCTTCATGGAGGTTGCGCTGACTTCTGCTTCTCTCGCCGTCAACCCCGACGACGGCCAGCAGATCAGCATCAACTTCCGTCCGCTGGATCAGCCGACTTTCGACCTCACGACTGGCGCTTGATTTTCAAGCGATTAACACTGCCCCGCTTCGGCGGGGCTTTTCTTTTATCTGAGTACGATCATGCCTGATGCTGTTGTCCACGGAACACTGCCGACTGGTGCTGCAAAGGAAATTGATGCAACTAGCGATGGAAAGCTTGAGGTTGATTCAAGCTTCTCCGGTCCCGCCGTTGATGCTTTTGGGCGCCTTAGGATTTCAAATCCGCTTACGCTATTTGACTCAAGTCATCGTTACGCAGATAATGGACTTTGGACGACAAGCGTAGCAAATAGCGGAGCCGCAACATTTTCGGCGAATGAGGGTCTTGTTAATCTTGCTGTAACGACGGCTTCTGGGTCAAAAGTTTACAGAGAAACCACAAAATGTTTTAGCTATCAGCCAGGCAAATCATTGCTTGTGCTGAATACTTTTGTGATGAATGCAGCGAAAACCAATCTTCGCCAGCGTGTTGGATATTACGGGGCGTCAAATGGCATTTATCTTGAACTTGATGGATCCACTCTTTCTTTTGTTGAGCGCAGTTCGGTAACTGGATCTGTCGTTGAAACAAGAGTCGCTCAAGGCGCCTGGAATAACGACAAGCTTGATGGATCTGGTGAGTCTGGTTTGACACTAGATATTTCAAAAGCTCAAATTATGTGGGCAGATATTGAATGGCTTGGGCTTGGGACTGTCAGAATTGGCTTTGTAATTAACGGTACGTTTGTCCATTGTCATTCTTTTCATCACGCCAATCTAATTTCTTCGACTTATATCACTACTGCGTCTTTGCCATTGCGCTATGAAATTGAAAATACTGCTGCCACGGTCAGCTCTAGCACGCTGAAGCAGATTTGCTCAACAGTTATCTCTGAAGGTGGCTACGAGCTTCGTGGACTGCAACAGGCTGTTTCCATTCCTCTTAATTCTCCTAGAACGCTTGGAACTGCTGGCACTTTTTACCCAGTCATCTCACTGCGATTGAAATCTGCACGCCTGGATGGAATTGTGATCCTCACTGCGCTGTCACTACTTGCTGTTACGACCGGTAATTTTAATTGGCAAGTGCGTACAAGTGGAGCAACGACCGGCGGATCCTGGGTTAGCGCTGGTG